TATCGGTAAATGTCGATGTTTCCATCTCAACATTCAAAGGGTAGGCATATTTACCTGAAACCAATGAAAGTGAAACGACAGCACCATTTGCAACAACGGGCGCTGCACTGTAATTTGACGCTCCTAAAGCGTCGATAGTGGAGAACCAATACCAGCGTTTTACACCGCCAGTATTGTCACACACTCTATCATATCCTGCTGCTACTTCACACATAATCTGCTCCTTTCTTTAATTAAGATGCAACAACAGTGCGAACGAAGTATTGTGGATATACAAACTGAACACCCATTCTGAATGAAACTTCCGCTTTCAACTTGTTGTTGTAGTCGTCGTATTTCACCTCGATACCGTCCATGTCGCTTTCAACATCAGAACCCAAGAACATATAAGGATAACACACCAAATACATATTTGAGTTTCCTTGCAATGTGTTAACAGAAGTAACACGAGTAGCCGTTGTTGGTAACACAAATGATAATTGACCATTTGCTCTTTCAACATCCACAGTCAAGGCGTTGTAGTCTTTGTCATTGTAGATGTAAGTCAAGATAGCTTGAGCCGTTGCACGTGAACAAATAATTTCGTGCTCAACTTCGTTGTCCAAAACGTCTTCGTTAATCGCGTTTACAACGTTCATTGCAGTTTCAAAAGCGTTCGCTCCGATGTTTGCTGTTACCACGTCTGTGTCTGCCTCAAGCAAAGTGATGAATCCATCAAACAAAGCTAACTCAGTGTCAAGTGAAGTTTCATCACCAATCAATCCAACGCGTTGTGCTTTCTTAGCCAACTGCTTGTTAAGGTATGCAAGCAAAACCGCTTCCAATGGCATAACACCGTCTTGATTGTTTGAACCAACCGCGTTAAGCATTTCTGTGTAGTGACCATTCAAGTCTTCGTTACACAATTCAACACCAAAGTACAAACGTACTGTTTCGATTACTCTGTCGTCAAAAGTGATTGAGCCATCAGGATTGGTTGTACAACCTTCCATTGCTTGTAACTTCACGTCACCTGAAAGCAACTTAATTGCTTGTCTGCGCTTCACACCCTCAAGGCTGCGAACTTTGGATAAGAATACACTTGAACCAATCAAGTCTTGAATAAACTCAGTTGATTGTTCGTTTGTGTACGGCGCTAAATTTTCAACATCCCAGTCGAATTTTTCTCTGATTTTTTGTGCTAATTTTCCCATTTTTACTTTTTGATAAGGTCTTTGTAAGACACGGTTTTTGATTCTGTTACTTTTCTTTTTTGTGCTTGGAATTTGTCACCGCTTTCCAATGCTTTGATTTGAGCCTTAAGCCCGTCGATTTGCTTTTGCATTGCTGCGAAAGTCACTCCGATTTCATCTTTGAACTGTACGGCAAATTCTTTCAATTCACCTGCGTTTACCGTTTCGCCTTCCATTTCTGTTTCGGCTTCAACTGCTTCAACTGCTGTGATAACGCCCGTATCATCTAAAGTGATAACAACTGATTCTGTTTCACTCAACATGATTTGGTGGTCACCTGCTGGTGCTGGCAACATTTCGCCGTCAACAATGATTTGAACCAACGTACCTTCGGCAAGTTCGCCTTCATAGAACACGGTCACACCGTCAACTGTCGTAGCTTCCGCAAAGGATTGCTCTGTGTTGGCATCTTCTTCACCACCACCAAAGATGTATGAGAATAAGCCTTTTTTTGATTTACTCATTTTTATTTGTTTTTGAATTTTTACTTCTTTTACACCAAACATTCCCTCAACACTAAAGCCGTAAAACTTACCGCTTTTCACCATGTCCCACACCTCTTTGTTTTCAACTTTGTAAGATGCAATCCACGTTCCATCCGCTAACTTTTGATTAGCAAATACCTCAGGTGCTTTAGGTTGTTTTGGGTCGCTACCAACGATATAAGACTCGACCATAAACACGCCCTCAACTTTTTTAGATGGGTCGTGCATCAAGTTCACGTTGTTGTGATAACCGTTTTTATGGAAATTTCTTTGGATTTTTTCGATTGTTTCAGGAGCAAACTTCACATAATGCTCAGGAATACCAATCTCAGGACGTGCACCACGATAAATCAAAGTGTTTGCTGAAATCATTACACCCGTTACAATTCTCTTTTCCTCATTAAAAGAGTAGCGAATTGCTTGGTCTTTACCGAAAGCGATAAACCCTTTCATGTGCGCAGGAGAATCTACAAAAGCGTTAAAATCAACACCGCTTTCGCTATCCACTTCTATGTCGTATATTGGTAACATTCTACCTATTAGACGACATCGTGTGTATTTTGTAACTTTATCCGAATGAAGATACTACTTGAATTTGCTGGCTGTTATCCATAACGGCTTTAATCTCAGAATCAACAACCACAACCTTATTGCCACCTACTAAGCCTGCTGTTTGCGTTGTTTGCGCATTCGGCTCTTGTGGTATCTCAGGCGCTCCGACTTGTGGTATAGTTGGTGGTTCTGGTGGGGTGATTGCGCCACCGCCGCCTTCAAACTTAGATGCTGCAATTTTAGCCACATTTACTGCCGCTGTTGATGCTGCAAAAGCTAAAGATGCAATACCCGCTGGATTCGGTACGGCACCGATAGCAACTGGTGACTGAGCCAAAGATGCTGTGATAGCTTTGTACCCATCATTAATTGCCATTCCTAACTGCATTGCCTTAGTGATTTTGAATTGGGCACGTGCTCTTTTTTCTTTGCTTTTTTCGTCTTGTTTGCCAAGTGCATCTCCTATAATAAAGGCTGTTTCTGTTAAGTTATTTATTGAATCGTAAAGCTGTTTTTGTATGCGCTCTTTTTCATCAACGACTTGTTTCTCAAGTTCAACCTCTTTTGCCAATCTTTCTTTGTCAGCATCAAGAATTTTTTGATTGTAGTTCGCCTTGATTAATAGTTTTTCGTTTTCTGTTAAGTCGGCATTGGATAGCGCTTCGTCGCGTTCCATTTCCCACATTAAACGCTTCACTTCCATCTCCGCTTCAAAGTCATCTTGCAATCCAACTAAACGAACTTGCAAGGCTGCCATTTCATCACGCCTTTGTAATTCAAATTGCTTTCTGTTTTCCTCTGTTTGTGTGGTCAATAAAGCAGCGGCACGTTCTTTTCTCAAAGCGTTCATTTCGTCGAACTGCCTACCTTCCATTGCCTTGATTAACTCAGCATCTTCGCCGTATTTCTTGACAAGTTCCTCGCGTTCGCGCTTGTGTTGCTCTTTTAGTTTCTCTAATTTCTGAATATTCTCATCATCAATTGATGCAATAAAGTAGTCCCTTAGCAAACGTTCACGCTCTAATGCTTTTGCCGTTTCTTCCTCTTGTGTTTTATCAATATTCTTTTTGTTTTCGGCTGCTTTTTTACGGGCATCTGTTGACCTTTGAATACCTGCTAACTCATCTTGTTGTTCGCTTTCAGTTATTGCACTACGCACCGCTGCCATGTCTTTAATGATTTTCATCATCGCAGTAGCGTTGTTGGCATTTAGCTTTAAGGATTCCTCAAGCAGTAAAATTTGAGCTTCTAATGTTCTACGCATTTCGGCACGTTTCTCTTTTTCAAGTTCAAACGTGTCTTTGCCCGCTGCTTTTGCTTTGGCTATTTCAAAGTCATAATGCTTTTCAAGTGAAGATTGAAGACGCTTGTTTTCAGCTAAGGCATCATCAACCATTTTGCGACGCGCTGCTGTTTCCTCAATAAGTGCTTTTTGTTTTGCTGCTGCTAAGACTTGGGCACGTGTAGCTTCCTCTGTTTGGATTATACCAAAGTATTTTAGCGCTTCAATTGCTCCCCAAATAATACCAACAAAAGGTAGCATGATTGATAACGCAATCTTTATTCCTGTGCCTAATTTATTGAACCAATGCACACCCTTCATTACATACTCAACTAACTTGTCAAAGTTGGCAATAAGCAATCCAACTGCTACAATGATAGCACCTATGCCAGTTGCAATCAAAGCTAATCTAAACAACTTTAAAGCGCCTGTTGATGTGCCCACCGCTGCTGAATAAGCCCCCGTTAAAACAGTCATTACTTTAGTTTGTAATGCTTTGGCTTTAAGCATTAAAAATGATTCCTTTTCTAAGTTAGTGTGTATTTGTTGAAGCCCTGTTAATACTGCCGTTGCCGATTGTAGCTTAACCATTGTCTCCATCAACTTTTCGCTTTCAATACCAAACATTGCCATTGAACCTTGTGCTACACTATACCCTGCTACAACAGTACTGCCTAATTGTAAGGCTGCTTGCATACCCGCTGCGCCGTCTTTTAATCTTGATACTTCTTCACCTAAGCCGCGAAGGTCGTCTTTCAATTGTGATGCGTTGGCAATCGCTTCTTTTCCAACAGGTGTTTCCGTACCCGCTTGAATAGCGATTGTCATGTATTCTTTAATCGAACGTGATAATTCACGAGCGCTTAAACCACCTGCTTTTATCTTTGCGTTTAGCGATTGAAGTTGAGCCGCCGAATCCGTGCCGACGGTCTTTGCGCTTTCATCAATTTTGCCTAACTCGGTGTTAATTGCGGCAAGGTCTTTGGATGTCGTTCCCGTATCTACTCGGGTCTTAAAAACTATTTCGTTTGTCATGAGTGTACTACTAAGGTTGTTGTTATCTCGTAAATATCATTTCCAATCCTTGTGTATAACTTACCATGAGTAGTGTCTAAATAAAGTTCACCTTCAAATATATCGGTACTTACCCATGTGCCATCATTATTGTCATTGCTTGCAGGTACGGTTGGTAAAGCCCGCCCACGTTTAATTATCATTCTTGCGTTCGTTATCATTATCCTCTTATTATTAATGGTGAAAAAATACCGTTTTGCGGCGTTCTAATTACATCCCCCGTTGGGTCTGTTGGTTGTGGTGCTATAATGTCAGCAGGCAATCCAACTAACGGCAAAGTAAGTTGTACACGTCCTGAATTTCGCGCTCTTAATACTTTAATCAATTCGACTTTTGTGGTTGCTGCTATATCGCTATCAAAGTCCACTACTTTGTTAAGCCTAAACAATGCCCCGTCAATCATTTTCAATCGCTTAAATGAAAGGTTTTTGATGTCCTCGGGCGTTAAATAAACAAACAACTCAACTAACTTTGACTCAGGACTAACTATTTCGTTAATCATGTCAAAGTAGTACTCACTAAATGCGTTTACCGTTGTGGCTATCGTTGCAACATAAAACACTTCATCAACAAGCATGAAGTTTAAATCAAAAGTTGGAGCGCTTATGCTGTTAAAGTGATGCACAAGTGGGTATGTAGTCGGATTTGTTGGTGATGTTTGTGCAGCATTCTGAAAAGTCCAGCCGCTTGCAATCGCTTGTTGTGGGAGTCTATTCATTACACGTGCCACCGCTTTACACGCCTTTTGGCTTGTTGTATCGGATATGTAAAAACGTGGCGCAATTAGCGGGTCTGTTATTCCTAAGTCGTAAGGTATAATAGTTCCCCACCCTAACTTGATTTCTTTGTCGTCTTTAGCGAAGTAACTTCCTTGATTGTGTATGTAGTCGCCGTATCGCTTTGCCCATCTATCAAAGTAAGTGACCGCATCCGTTTCGTTTATTTCGGCGAATGTGAATTTCACTCTTTTACCGTATTCATTTGCTGCTGGCTTAACTATTATATCCTTACCTAAATCAACCAATTCGCTCCAATCGTCAAACTGATTGGTCGGACTGTAAAAGTTCGGGAAAGGTAATATTTCTACGGTGTCATCATCAATGTCGGTCATGTATAAATTAAACTGCCTAAATGTATTCATAACCAAGTCGGCGCAAGTCATGTCAGGAATGAAGCGACTTATTAAAACATCGTCGCCGTCTGAGATAGCAACCGATGTAAATAATATCTCAAGCCCGCCCGTTGTTGTTAAGTCGTTTAATACAATTGGTGAAGATAGCACCTGAGTAGCGTTGTATCTGAATCGCATTGCAAAAGTGATTTGTTCACCCGTTGTAACATCCAAAGGCAAATTGACGTTAAAAGCCGCTGCTACATTTGTCACAATTCCTGAGCCATATGTTAACGTGCCTTCTTGTTGGTTAACTTGTTGACCGTTTTTAAAAATAACAAACTCAATAAACGGAGAAACAACTTCCCATCCACCAAGCGGCAAAGTAATATCAAAGTTTAAATCAAATCGGACTTCATAATTACCCGTAAACGCAGCTGTAAACGCGTTGCCGTCAAATTGTAGTAACGGGTTAAAGTCTGTAAACGCCGCTAAGGTAGTAAGGTTGAAGGGTATAACATGAACTATTTCTTGACCTAAGCCAACAACTTGTATTCCAATGGTGGGTTCAATTTGTGGGTTAACTAAATCAATATCCGATATTTCTACACGTCTTTGTGCCGCCACACTCGCAGGCACACTAACAATTTCCCCACCACCATAACCAAACAACACTTGACTAAACCGAGCACTATCAACAAATGAACCCGTAATGTCGATACCTGCGAACTCAAAGCACTTGATAAACGCCTCACGAAGATAAATGTAAGGCACAAAGTCGGTTGTTCTCCATGTCAAAGTACTTGGTCTGTTACCTTTGTCAATCATTGGATAGTAATACCCTGAGCCGTTTGATGTTGCCCATGTATTCTCTATGTTCGTTTTGTTCAAAGTGTGCGTATAAGCACTCCAATCCAACTCGCTTACTTTGATGTTTGATAAACTCAAGAACACATCAACCGCTTCTGAATAGATAAGCACTTGAAAAGTTGCGCTTCCGTTATTAATCGTTACGGACTTCAACTGAATCAATCCACGCATCACAACAAAGTCGTCTTTATACAACTGAGCTTCAACTTGAATAGTAGGGTCAAAGAATGCACCCGTACCGCTTAAAGTCAAATTGAAGCTACCCTTGAAAAACTCGATGTTATTCATTGTGGCTGGCAAAACAATCTCCTTGCTAAAGTTTCGCTTTCGTTTATTCGGTTCTCTAATATCACTAATCGAATAATTCAAAGGCGTTGCCACCCCATCCGTTAAGTCAAGTTCAAACCCCTGTGATGTGAGCCGCGTTATCATGCTGTTATTCCGTAATTAGAATTGCTATAATCGTAAGTCATCTCCAAACTAATCAGCTCCTCAAATCTCGATTGTTCAAGTTCAAATCTTCGCGCCGTTGGATTAATTGGCTTTGGGCTGTCGGTTGTTGAATACAAAATATGAATAGGGCTTTTGAAAGTTTCTGTTAAAAAGTTTTGATTGTTTTGCCCTATGTAATCTGTTGCAATAAGTCCTTTGTCTGTTTGTCGTGTAAATACTGTTTTAACTCCAGCGTTTTGTAAGTTGAAAACAAAATCATTGCCGCTCCATGCTCCAAACGGTTTAATGTAGTCGAACCCTTGAACATCACCTGAAAGCCTTTTGTTGTGTTCAAAAATGAACGTGTCAAACGAGCCCATGTCGTTAAGCCATAACAAAGAATGTGCATCACCGCAACCATCCCAATACTCAAAGTATAGTGTTTCGGATTGGTCTGTAAATATGTTGACGTACTTAATTGTTAAAGGGTCTGATATACTCAAAGCAGCGGCAACCAATGAAGCCTTGATATTAAATTGCCTCATACCTGTCGTTGCTGCGCTTGTAAACGTACCCAACACGCCCATGTCTGAATCGTAAGCAGTCACAACCGCGTCTAATGAAGTAAGCCCTTGAGTAATTTGCACAAAACCCGTATCTTGACCTCTTAATATTTTTTGCCTTTCGCGCGGCATTCGTGTTAAAAACAAACGCTCGCCGCCTGTTGAATAAGCACTAAATCCTTGAGTAAAGTTAAAGTCACTTACTGAGCCTTTCCATGTGTAGGTCGTTGCACTTGTAGCGCTTGCTTGCTCTGTTGGTGTTGTGCCGTAAACCTCAGTAACGGTAACATACAACGACCTTAGTTTGTTGTTTGACCAAATCAATGTTTGGCTAATCTCAGGAAACGGAACTAATGATTTAACTACCTTTGAAGCGTTAAACATAGCGCGAATACCAACTTGAACAAACACATCATCTGTACTTACTAAATTACCGTTAAGGTATGTTCGCACCCTGTAAAGAAAGTTTGCTTGTGCTGTTTGATTACTACTAAACACATAAACGAGTGGATTATCACTTGTTGAATATGTTGGTGGAGTCTGATGTATAGTTACTGCCATGGTGATACTATGTTTATTTGAATTGCACGTCCTAACAGACGCTCAATCGGTTCACGAAACAAAGATACAATATTTTCGTTAAGTACATCCGAAACAAAAGGACGCTTTTCTTTACCCTGCTCTACTATGTGACGTCGAATAAGGTAGTTAAGTTGCTCAAGTGTTTGCGCCCCGTTTGGTCTGTCATCTAATTGCACACCTCTTTGAAACATCCAATTGGTAATAGATTGCTTAAATGATTGTGTTGATTTTGGAGCACGCCCCCAATTGGGAGCACCGCGATTTACCAACGTGCCGTTAACGCCTTGGTCAATGTATTTCCAATATGCTTTGTCTTCAGGAAGTGTTAATTGAACGGTCACGCCGCCGTTCTCCATAAACGCTTCACTAACTTGAAAAGATTGCATCAAAGTTCCTGATGCGTTTATATCGTACTTGAATGCGTTTTGTATTATCTCATCCAATACGTTTTGACAAAGCAAAGATAATAACACTCCCAGTGGGCTATCCGCTGGTGCATCAATCATTTGTTTTGCCTTACCTAAATCTAAACTCGCGAGTATTGCAGCCTCATTTTGCACGTGCCGTCTTTTTTATATTAGACGTTTGCGCCTTGTTTTTGTGACTAATGAACTTCACTTTGTTGTAGAAGCTAAACACGTTTAGTTTGAATACATCTCTCCAAGTTGTGTTCGTTTCTTTAGCCACGAGGTCAACCGATAATAGCCAATCATTGAGGCTGCTTTTCTTAGCTTTGCCATTATCTTTTGAGTCGCCATGTAAGCGTCGCCCCACTTCTTGAATCTTCTCAAAAAAAAAGCGTGTAATCTTAGGTAAAGCAATAAATCAAAGTGTTCATTAAAATCATCCCAACGCGATTGTATTGGATGTATTACATTCTCAGCATCATCCATTTCACCATACACGCTGCCTTTAGGTACATAGCACATACAAGCCAATCTAACGGGGTCTTTCTCAAAGTCGCTCATATCACTATCAATGATAAAAGATACATTCGGACGGTCAAGGTTTATAAGTTCATATTGTTTGCCGTTCACTTCAATTTCTTGCGGTAACGGCTGCTTGTGTGTTTTTGCCAAAGCGTCGTTAAGTTTGGCAAATATACCGATAGCAGTATTGTAAGCAGAAACAATATCACGAGCATCACAACGGGTGTATAGGTATTGCATGGAGCGACCTGAAAGAATAGAAACCACCTTGCAGTAATGTTTGAAGGGTTGCTTTTCATCAAACTTATGTAATTCGTGTAATGCCTTCACGTGCTTAATTCGTAACCCGTTAAGCGTTGGGATTGTTATAATTGTTTCCATATATCGTTTGCTATTTCAATTTGTCTTTGCTCCCTATTTGATTCTGTGCCGTGTATCGTTTGCGAAGGCGGCACGTTCAAATATTTCAGATAGCCTTTATCATGTTGCAAAACTACTATTTTTTTTCTTTGCTTTGCCGCTTCCAAACTAAACACTAAATCACTCATCTTTTGGTCTTTGCATTTCCAAATATCAGTAGGGTTTATGTAGTCAGTTCTAAAGCCCGTCACGCCCGTACCAGCAACATGGATTTGACCTTCGTAATGGTTCGCTTCTAAACATCTAAACACTTCATGCCCTCTGTAATAACTCCGATTCAATCCTAACAACTTACGCCCGTGATGCGTAACGATACAACCGTGCTGCTCAATCTTTGACACCATGTCGGATATGTATGTAGGTGGGTAGATTATGTCGTCATCACAACTGAAATAATAAATGGGCTCTTTATACAACTTCAAGAAATAAAACTTTCCGTTATCCGTTAAATCTACTGGCTCTACATTATTATCCCATACGTGTATGTGGTCAGCTTGTCCTTGCAAAGATTCAAGCGCTTTAGCCAAATACGGCTCACGTCCTTTGAACGTTGCTATTCCGATTACTGTTTTCATCAATACTTTGTTTTAACTTTCAATACATCAAATCCTATGTCACTAAATGTTTCACGCTGCCATGCTAAACACTCATTTGTTATGTACACATCGACTGCTTGTTGCACTTCCATAAACATCATGTCAATCTTATACACTCGTCTTTTTAGAATAGACAATATAAAGTCAATTTGTGAATCGTTAACTACATAAGCATGGGTTGCCATAACTTTTTTAGCCAAACTAAAATGTTTATTTAGTGGTTCAATCGCTTTGTTGAACACTCCAATATTCCCACCTAAGTACAACACGCTAAAATCATTTGGCATCATGTCAATATAGCCTTGCGCCTTATCTTTGAATCCATTAATCAATTCACAATCGTCTTCTAAAATCAAGTGATGCTTTGCCGTGCCTTTTATCTTTTCCAATAACGTAATGTGCGAATTATGGCATCCAGCGTGCCCCCTCATTCGTTTACTATCAAACATTTCTAAGTACTCGACTTGCCCGTTTGTGGCTTCGTGTACTATCATTTGCAATCCTTCGCGTTGCAATAGTTCTTGACTGTATTGAAGCCTATCTTCACGGTGCTTTAAATTTATAACGTGTGCTATCATTTGCTAATCAATGGTGTTCGTTTACGCTCTTCCTTGTGCATAACTGATTCATGGTCGCCATGATAGACAAGTGACTTTTGAGCCGTGTACATCAATACATTTTTTGTTCTAAACTTAGTTGTCAATTGATAACCAACTCCGCTACTTTTATCAGGTCGGTCAAACCAATGCGCTGGAATAGGCTCAACACCAATCAAAGATAGTGTTTTTCTGTTAGTCAATCCAGCGCAATCAAAATAATCTGAATGTATTAATTCATCAATCTTTAAGTTAGGGTTTGACCTACTCCCCCAACAAGAAACGCGCCCGTCATTTATTGCATTAATCGTGTACTTCAAATGCTTCATTTTATCATGGAGTATTTTGATGCGTTCAATATCTACCTTGCAAACATCGTCAGGTAGTAGCAGGTAGTTGTCATGCTCTGAATCTAAGCATATCGCAAAGGCATATGCCATACGCATCCAAAAACGCTCCTTGCCAAATGTTTCAGGACTGTCAATAACAGTAACGTCCATACCTTTCAATTCTTTGCGTAGCTTTTTAAGCATGGCTTTGCGTTGTGGACTGCTGAATATTACTATCTTCATACTGTTGCGCTTACATAGTTACCTGAATATTTGCCTTGCCCTAAGTGATAGTATCTTATCGCATCAATAGCATGATTAAAAGCATCAATAGGATTATTTAATGTGGCTCCATTCTTATTAGTTGCCCATATGTACGCTCTTAACTCTTTAATTAAATTAATGCTTCGTTTGGTAACATAGAACGGTGATTGTTGCATCTTTGATATACCGTGCATGATTGAATCAGCACCTTTCTCGGTTGCTGTAATTCGTATGCCGTAAGTCTTTAATTCTTGGATTGATTTAGGCTCTGCGCTATCTGCGTAAATCATTGCTGTCGGGTGTTGTTTGATTAGCCTTGCAAGGTCACTATTTAACAATCCTTTTTGATAAATCAACTCATCGTAATAGAACTCATTGTTTAACTGATAAACCGCCATTAATGTAGATGGGTCGTTGCTATACCCGAAGTCACAACCATAGCCTAATAACCGCGCTTGTTGAGGTATTGAATCGCATTGCTTCCAATTGTCGAACACAACGCCCTGCAAACTACCTATTTCGCCATTCACATAAACCCGTACCCAGTTCGCCCAATACTCGCTTGTTTTGGCTTTCTCCTCTGCTTTCTTAAACTCGTTTATGATTGACGCTTCTAAGGCTTCGTTATCACGGTAGGTAAGGATTATGAAGTCAACATCGGGCTGGTTCTGTAACTCAGTGTGTGCCCAAAATTCAGCAGTTGGATTAAAGTCAATGTAAATGAACTCCCTTGTTCTAATGGCTAATTGGTAGTAAGTTTCCCATGCTACGTTGTTTGCCTCATTCACAAATAACACGTCACGCCTTGCCCCTCGCATCTTGTCCGGTTGGTCGCCAGAAAAGAACTCAATAAATGAACCGTTTGGAAAGTAGTATGTAAGTGTTGATTTATTCCATGCTGAGTAATCCATCAAGCCCACCCACTCCATAATCTTAACAAAGTCGCGCATTGCGCCACGCCTTAAATGTGGTATGCTTTCAGATACTATGCTTATTTCTTTGCCTGCGTTCTTGTTTGCGTAGTCGATTAGAAACGGTATAATAGTGAACGTTTTTGAACTCGATGAACCACCTTGTACAATGCGAACACGTTTGCGAAGTGCTGCAATTTTATCCTGCGCTGTCGTCTTCCTTAACATCTATTTCGAGCCCTTTGAATATCTCTACATTATGCACAGTTTGGCTAATTTCTTCTTTTGGCTTACCATACACCCTATCGAATAACACATCGAGAATATGAATACTGCCCTTCTCAAAATCACGTTTCGCTTTCTTGGCAATCAAAGCAACCCAAAACGGTAACTCATCATTCGCAGCCAAATCCATCAACTCTTTTTTTGTCTTACCCAAAATAACTTGAATAATATCCTGCGTTTGCGTCTTCGATAGCTTCAAATTATGCTCAGAAAAAAAGTAATCCGCCAGCACGGTTTCAATCTTTTTTGGTCGCCCGTTTGGGTTTCCTGACTGACCTTTTTTGAAAGGCTTATTGTTTGGTATTGGATTATTCATTTTAGGCTGTTTTTTGGCTGTTTTAACGCGAATATACATCTTTATCTAATATCATTGGGCATAAACCCATCCAACTCACTCTGTGATGCCATAAAGCACCTCTTTTCGTGTTATGTCTGTTTATTGTTAATTTAGCATTATTCGGGTCTTGTAACACACTACCGTATGACTTTCTATAACTCCTATCGGTTGCGTAAATATGTTTTGTGTTTCCATCTATTTTATCCATCTCCGCTGTTTGTGCTCCACTTCTTAAAATAGTTGCCAATCCAAAATTTGCCACACCTCTTTGCCATTTTTTTATTGAAAAATTCACATCTTCATTTAAAATCATGTTTAGTTCGTTTTCTTGATATGATTTATCTAATAGCCAAATTTGCATAATATTTCTCTTTAGGTTTGGCATTGCCCCCCCTGAATAGCCCCCAAAAATAACGCCAGTATTTTTTTGCATCTCATGTAATTGAAGTATTAAATAAATCAATCTGTCTTTTGTGTATGTGTTTATTGGTCTGCTTCCAAACACGCCACCATAATCATCATCTAAACAAACTGAAACGCCACTTATTTTTTTTGACTCACGTATGCTTGCAACTCGTCCTACTGCCGCTCCATTTGTTATGTTAGTTCCGCAAAAATCAACAAATCTCTTACATTCTTCGGTGTCGTATACGATAGCATTTTCTTTGTAACTTATGTGTATTTCATCATTTAAACAATTAGGAATCAAAACGCGATAATCAAACCCTCGCTTTTCTAAATAACGAACAGTTTTATTGTGTTTTTTTTCCTGAATAGATAAAACAAAAAAAATCATAACTCCATTATGTTTTCACTAATATCAACAAATCCCTTTTCTAATGCTTTACGAGGTGTCAAAATAACCATTCCTAAATCTTCAAACAATTCTTTTATATTTTTGTCTGAATTATGATAGTAGTCTGCTATTTTTTGAAAGTTAAAATCAGTAAAAAAAGCAGCACGTATTTTTAAAATATTTTTAAGCCTTGTATCTAAATCCAATGAATCAATTTTTTTTATTAATTCATCAGAACGAGAAGTATCTGCTAACTCTATTTCGTTTGGTTTTTCATCACTTGCTGTATAAAATGGTATTTCTATATCAAACAGTCCATCAGTATCTAATGTTTTATCTTTTGGCACATCCAATCCCCATGCTTCCAACTCTTCGCCATCCCATTCCTTCAGCTGCTCCCAATCCCATTCACCAAAGCCAACGTTATCTTTAATGATAAACTCTCTCTGCTGCTCTTCTGTAAGGTCTGACGCTTTGATGATTGGCACTTCTTTAAGTCCTGCTTCCTTACACGCTTTCAAGCGCATATTGCCGCCCAAAACAATCATGTCATCATTGACTACAATCGGACGTATTTCCAACATCTGAGGGAAGTCTTTAATCGACTGCACCAACTTATTAAACTTGTCATCTTTGATTACTCTCGGATTGTTTGGGTTTGATTTAACCGTTGATATTTTAACTGATTCGATATTCATTACCTAAGTGTTTTAATGGTGTTTCTTTTTTGCAGGCTGTAAAGCTAATCACAAGTGCTGCTAAAATTATTAGTTTTTTTATCTTAGTTGCTTTTAATCAATTCAATCAATTTCTCTGTTTTGATGTTCTTGTAGAATTTCAATCCTTTGACCGTTGCAAGCTCAAACAACTCAGGTCTATCCATGCTTTCGATGTCTATGCCTGTAACTTGTGGTTGTATTGCTTGTTTCGGCTCATGAAAGTTGATGTAGTTGTATAACACCTTCAAAGCGGTGTTAACACATGAACCACAGCCCCAAGTGATGTTCTTGCGGTTCTTTCCTGATTCAAGCCAAAAAGCGTTAAGAGATTGTTTCTCGTTATCGGTGAATTTATGTCCGCCTTGATGCTTCATAAGTTTATCGCTCAAATCTCTAAGCGTCTGATTTACTGTTGTCAAGTTCATGTAATATCGTATTTTTCACAAAGTTATAAATATTTTTTAATAGTGCGCGGCTTATTCCCGTTTTTTCGCTAAGGTCAACTGCTTTAGTACCAGTAGCTAATCGTTCAAAAACATAAACCTCCTCAATAAATCCCGCATCTCTAAGCTGCTCCAATTGCTTTCGGATGTGTTCTATACTGTCAGTTGTTTCGATGTCATCTAATGGCTCGTTAAACACTTGTCTATCGTGCATCTTCATAAACTCTTTTACCTGTGTTCGCATCACCGAGTAAAAGTAGGTGTCAGGGTATTTGATTCGGCTTACATCAATGCGTTCAACGATACGAATATAGCAATGATGCACAAGGTCTTTGTTTAGTTCACCCACCATTGTAGAGGCTATCTCGTATTGCTTTTTGAAGTTAAACACGTGGCAAATGTAATTAAAAACCTCTTAGCCAGCGTAAAACATTTGTTCGATACTTAAACATGAAAGCCATGCCGAGCAAACAGCCTACTACAAACGATATAAGGCACAATAGAAATGTTCGTGCACCTTTGTGCTCTTTTCGTGTTTCTGTTCGCTCTGTGCGGTTCGTTTGGCGTGTTACCGTGCGCTTTGTCCTTGATTGTGTTCGCAGCGTTTTGTTGTCGTCTTTGAGTTGCTTAGTGCGCTCCTTTTCCAATTTCAGTTCATGCCTAAGTTGGTCGCGTTGTGCCTTATAATCAAAGCGGCTTTTCGGGTTAATCGTTCGTGTCCGAATGATTGTATCGCGGTACTCGATGCGCTCAATTATGGCTATCGTGTCACCATCGTGGTAAATGGTGTCATACGTCTTGAACGGTATCTGAATAGTGTCATTGAACTGCGTCCAGAAATTAGGGTCTTTGCGCTCAATTTTCTGATAGTGCCATGCAGTTGAGCATGATGCGAGTATGGCAATTAGGATTATAAGTGTTGTTTTCATTGTGTTATTATTAAATGTTGTATATGCGCTAAATAATAGCGTGTATTTGTTAGTTATAAGTAATTAAATTTTAAAGCGAGTTTCTAACGTAGTTGCAAACCACATAAAAAACAATCTTCTGTAATACTTGCCGTTTACTTTATATCTTGGGAACGCTTTGAATCCCATCCAACTTCTGTGTATTTCTATTCTCATTTTTAATAATTTAAAATTTAACATACTTATAACAAATGATAAACAACATTAAAACGATTGTTTATCATCAACCGTTATCTGCAAGGCTACCATTCATCCATTTCAATGACGATAGTTCTTTTGGTTTCTGTTATTGATTCACCAACTATTCGGTGTTTATCTTTTTCTAAATAATGACCAATTTGCATAGGTTCAATAGCTGTTGATTCTCTGCCTTGATTATGTGAGTATCTTAGGCATCCAACATTATTTATAAAAATCTCTGTTGCTTCGGTTGGTACTTCTACCAAAATAAATCTTTTCATTTTCGTTCTTTAATTAAGTTCCTACTGATAAACCGCCCAGCAGGTAACAGCGGTTTGGCAAAATAGCCACAGATACTTCTCTGTTAATAATTAAATTTGTGCAGGTGGCTACTTCACCAAGCTGCAAAACGTTAGCACTACTCAATAACCAAATTCGGTTTCCCAAGCGCATCTCTCACTTCTTGCAAGGTCATTGTTTCAGGCTTGATTTGTCGGATTTTTGAACAAGGGTGTAATTGGTAAACATCGTTTCTTTTTATCCAATACTTTTCGTCCCAATATGTCACAAACACATGAGCCTCCCATACATTATAAATTAAAGCCTCAACCCACTCCCCCGCTTGTGGTGTCCAATCATCAAAGAATTCCGATTCGTTTAGGGGGTCGGTGATTGTACCTTTTTTAGCCATGCAAAACTCATTGTAAATCCACATTATTTCTAAATTGTTTTCAGAACTTTTTTCCCATGATAAAAACATCGGATACCCTGCATCGAACAAACGTTGCCAAAGGCGTTCTTTTTCTTCGAGGTTGGCGCATACAAAGCCTTGCCCCTCGCTAACTTGTTTTAGTTTTTTTTCCATTGTGTTAGTTTAATAAGGGGAGTTGTTACGCTCCCCGTTTTGGTTTAAAAAGGCAAATCATCGTTTTCCACGTCCGCGACTGTAAGCCCTCCGCTCGGTGCTTGTTGGTCTTTTTGGTATGGCTCAGAAATCTTAGCGCTAAAGAATTTTTTACCTGCTTTTGAATCTTTAACCCAAAGCGCTATTTGCTTATCCACTCCATCGACATTGATTGTGCCTCGATAATCGGGCTGCGAGCCAGTCTTTTGCTCGTTCTTGAAAATTGCACCAATATTGGTGTTGTCGTAATTACTCATTGTTTATTGATTTTAGAATTTAACGATTAATGTTTCTTTGCCAAAAGTTTTAACGGGGACTTTCGGCACTTCTGCCCCGTGTTCGTCGTAGATTGGTTGCTTTGATTTGAACGCTGTTTTTAACAATGCCTCCCTTTCTTTGAGTTGCTCTTGAATTTGAGCGTAGATAGTATCGGATGCGTAGTCTAAACGGTCTCCCGTGTTTCTTATTGCAAACTCACAACCAAACGCTTTGTAAGACTTCTCAGGGGTGTCGTTAATCTTTGCCCTTACTTCGCTGCTGAAAGTGTCCCAAAACGTCTTATTTCGCTCCGTAATGGCTAATAGCTTGAACTCATCTGTTTCGCCAGCGTCTAAAATTTGTTGGAGTTGGTGCTGCGCTTCCAATTGGATTTCGTTTTTGCTCATTGACAAACGGGCTTCCATTTGTTCCCATTGGGCATTGTGATAAATCTCTTCTTGTTTCATGTTTAGTTGTTTTTAATGTATTCGTTGTATGCCTTTTCCACCTCTGGGGTTACGTTAGCCGCTTGTTTGATTTGCTCAATAGTGCTTCCTTTGGCGTGTGCTGCTGCGAAGTTAGCCGCTGTAAAGTTTGGCTTTTGATTTGATGCTGTTTGCGCGTCGTCGTCTTCAACTTGTAAGCAAAGCAATGATTGAAGCGTGTAACGTCTGTAATAGGTTATCTGGCTGCCCATTGCTTGCGGTGTGCCACTCATAACCAAAGGCATAGCGCTCTCGATTGTTTCGCCATTCTCTACGTTTATAACCTTAGTCTTTACAATACCGTCCTCAATTGGTTGTATCAACATCAATCCATGCTTGTTAAGAATAGGCTCAACCGCGTCAACTATTGCATTGATGTCTGCATACGTGTTTTTGAAGTGCGGGTTTTTGGCGTTCTTTACTACCTTGCCTATTTCTTTCTGTGCATCAAACAGCCTTTGTAGAATTGTCTTTTCCATCGTTGTTTAGTTTTTGTTTTGTTTAATTAATATCTCTCAAGCTAAGGCTGCGTAAGTACATATGTACATCGTCAATTCCTAATACTTTTTTAGCCTTAGCCTTTAACGCTTGGTTCTGCGATTCATTGAACGCCAATCTGTAAGCGTGACTTAGCTTTTCGCTTTCGGGCTTTGGATGCCGACCCGCTGTTTTCTTGTTTGCCATTGTTATTTGTTTAATTTGTGCGTTATGGATGCGTCCCCCGTTTTGATTTGTTAAACTAACTCTTCAGTTAACTCAATGATTTCATCTTTGCAATCTTCAAGAATCATTAACACAACCTGTTTTTTAAAGTTGCTTAAGGCTCTTGAACCATCTTCTAAATCTGTATAGAAATCCCAAGCCATTGAATCGTTTGTATGCTTTCTCAAAGTGGTCATTTCACCATTGACTTCGATATCAAGAAAATAGTTATAAGAACCAGTAGCTTTTCTTTCCATGCCTACACTTGATAGGTACGCTTGTTCAACTCTGTTTGGCAAACGTTTTGCAACGTTGTTCGTGAAGTTTGCCGTGTTTTGAAATCCTAATGTGATTAATAGTCCTGAATTTGTCATCGTTGTTTAGTTTTTACGCCTTAACTCCGTTGCTAAGACGATACAAAAGTAATAAAAAATATTACATAGCAATAAAAAAAGTAAAAAAAATTTAAAAAAGTTTTATCTTTTCCTTGTAAGCCTTGATTTGCTCTTTGATTTCGTCAACCATTAGCTTGAGCGGTGCGTGGTCTTTGCGCTCCAAAAACTCCACTTGCTCAACTCCGATGCGTTTTACCAATCCGATACGGTATTCAATTAAGTTTGCGCTCAAATGTGTATTGCAGTACTCGCATTGTTTATGTACGTTCAATTCGTTAAAGCGTAATTCAGGTGAACCACCAACGCTCTTGTAATGCCCAGCGTTCATTTTACCCGTAAACGTGCCACAACTTATACACGGTTTATCTTTATCACGTGTCCGAATGAAAGTATTAAACACGTCTTGTAAGTCTTGCATCCATTCAGAGCGTGTTTTTAAGCGTTCTGAGCGCTCTTTTTTCTCTTTGCGCCACTTTGTGTTATTCGCCTTAGTTAAGTCGCTTAGAAACGCTCCTACGCATTCATCTGTAACCATGCAGTTCTTTTGATTAAAGTGCTTTGGTGTGAATGTGGTCTTGCAATGTTTACAGCGAG